GTATTCGGTTACGGTCTCTAGAATGATGCCTTTGCTTCCTTGAGGTTCTGTTCCATTTCCGAGTTCTGATTCTCTGTAAAAAAACCAGATACCGTGTAAATATCCATGAGCGGACCCGCAAAGAAGGCTAACTGGCTTCCGCCTTCATCACAATATTTGTCGAACAGATCATAAACATCCTGAAGCGTTACTCCATGATGCCATGGTTGCATTGCTGCATGTGTTATATACAGCATTGTTGCTATTGGAGGAATACTGTCTTTAGTATTGAGAACACTAAGCATATTGCCTCCCAAACGCTGTTCTATTTTTGTAATCTCCTTTGTTTTCAGTTTGAGCTTATATTCATTGCCGTTGACAACCCAATAAGCAAAAGGAACCTTCTTTGTTTTTTCAACAACTTCTGGTTCCTCATTTGTTATTAATTCATCATCCATTAAAACCGTATTTGGCATTATTTATCTCCTTGTTAATCTGTAGGGTCAGTGATGGTGATCTCGCTTGCTAATGCCAAGCTTAAGTCAAAGTCAATTACTCCATTGACTCCACCACCGCCACGTTTAACTGACGGATAGGCTGAAAAAGAAATCTTTGTTCCATCTTTATCAGTTTCCTCAAAATCGTACAGATTACCTGTTGCCTGAGCAGTACGTAAAAGTCTGTACGAATCGGTAGCAGATGTATTCTGGTATTTAAACTTATATACCATATCACCTGGATCACCAATACCCATTTCATACTTCTTAACAGTATCAGTTAAAACGGTGTTTTCAACTTTCTCAGGATCCATGCCAATCTCCGGGATTTCTTTTAATCCAGGAAGGTCCTGCATAGCCCCTGTACCACCATTCTGCTTAAACTTTAATGTTGCACCATTTGCTAACATGTTTCATATTCCTTTCTAATCAGCATGATATATACCGAAACCATCGACATCAATTATCGCTTCATATCTCATAACTTTGTGTCTGAATCCATTAGGATCCTCAATATCGCTGCAAGCTATTCTCTGTAGACCAAATCCTGACAGTTTCTTATCTACTTCTAAAGCTAAAAGTGATGTGCTTCCTATGTTCCAAATATCGATTCTATAGCGTACATATGACCTCTGTTCACCTTCAGCGGTCCATTCATATACATGGTTATCTTCCTCTGTGTATTGGATAGCTGGCATTGATGCAGCATTTTTCGGATACACATCAGTTACATTATCTGTTATTCCGTCTAACAACGAAAAAACCTGATCTTTGATATTAATCATCTTTTAACCCTTTCTTGATTGCTTTTGCAAAAGTATCTGCAACAGCCTTCATGGCAACCTCCTGCCTATCTCTTGCAGCTGGATACATAAACGGATTAGCTGGTTGTCCTCTAGTATGATGCCAGTTACCTTCCGCATCCTGATATGACCAACCTTTTTGTTTATACGAAACAGCAATATTAGGGGATACATCTGAATGATCAGATTCTTCACCTTTTGGTCCTGTGCCAAACTCAACATAAGCTGCATATGCTTTATTTGTATATACAATACCTTTTACTGTTTTCCCGGTTTTTTCAGATTTAGTTTTAATACTTTGCCTCAATTCACCGGTAAATATAGGTGTCATTAAGACAGCTTGTGCTCTAATTTTCTCAGCACCGACTAAAACAGCTTGCTCAGCAACTTTGTCTGCATTTTCTTTTAGATTATCAAGTGTCTTATAGAAATCTTCTAATCCTATTAACGGCATATTTTCTCTACATCTATTGTCCTAAAGTATGTATAGTAATGAATTGCAACAATGCTATAGTCTGGTTCTTCATTTCCACCTGCTTTGATACAGATGCCATCACCTTCAGACAAAGAGATATCATCCCATACTGTGAGAGTCCTCATATACTGCGCTCTTTCGCCATAGCTCATTGCTTGTACTACTCCCGTATTAGAAGCAATATCTGCTTTAAACTCTTGAGGTGTACCATACAAAGCCGTAACTACGCCTTCACTGTCTTTGACACTTGTTCTTGATCTAAGAAAAACTGTACTAAGTTGTTTAGTCCTGGCTCTTTTCATGAGCTTTGCCTCCAACTCTTGCCAAACGATAAAGGGAGATGACATTTTTTGTATGCTCTGGAATATCATTTATTGAGATTGATACTCCACCTTCATTTCTGGATGCCTCTCCCTCCATACCTAACCTGTTATAAGATATTAGAGCAATATTGATTTGCTCTGTAACGAGTCTTGACGGAAGAACCGTTCTATTGGTTTCGGTAAGGATATAATCTTCTGCCTGATCAAGAAGCACGCTTGCGAGCACTCCATCAGTGCATCCGCTTAATCTCATAAATTTATCTAACAGTTCCATCAATACGTCCTCCTCTTATGAAAGTAAGGCTATTAACTGAGCCTTAGTGACCTTTTTCGGTACTTCTAGGCCTCTTTTAACAGCCTCTGCCTTCAATTCGTCCAGCTTCATATCTGAAAGGTCTACGCCTTCCTTAACGATGTAAGCAGGATCCTTTTTCAATGTAGCAATAACATCTTTATTGCTGCACTCAATTGTTATACCTGTCTTGGTATTTGTAATAAATGCCATTTCAGCACCAATTATGCATGATTAGCAGTTAAGCATGCTAATGCGTTGCCTTCGACTACCTTTGCACCATAGACGTTTAAGCCCTTTAATGCATCAGCGAATCTCTTTTCTGGAGTGTAGGCCTTTAATTCAACGATCTGTTCTGCGAATGAACAACCGAAGTTAGTGCCGGCGATAACCTTGTACTTGGTATCAGTTGTATTCGGAACATTGTTGGATAAATGGGTCTCGAAACCAGCTGCATAACCTACTAAACCATTCTGTAATGCTGCAACACCCTTGTCAGTGCCATTTGCTACGAATCTGTTGTCTAACAGCAGTAAGCCATGGAACCATGCCGGTACAACAACCCAACGACCTGCAGTTGGAACATTCTGCTCATCCAGTTTAACCTTCAGAGCAACTAACTGTTCGTATGCATTCTGAGCAGTAACAGTGATTGGTGAAGCATCTGAGCCAACAGTACCCAGAGCACCAGCTGCCATTAAACCGGCAATGTACTGATCTGAAGTATCAGCCAGAGCGTAAGCTGCTCTCTGTGTTGCTGCATTCATCAGTTCAGGTCTGATCTGTGCCTTGTCGATATCATCGATCTGGAAGTTGAAGTACTTAGCCTGGTCGATGACTAAAGTCTGATCAGTGTTGCTTAATGCTTCTGGAGCATCAATATCAGTATTTCTGGTGTAATCCTTGATGGTTACAGCGCCGATCTGATTGATATGAACGGTATCACCATACTGCTTGATTTCGCCTTCATAATCACGGTTAACTAATGCACCGTAAACATGAGCCTTGTCTAAGTGTTCCAGTAAACGGGCACTCCATACCTTAGGAATAAAATTCGTAAATGCCATAAGTTTTCTTTTCCTCTCTCTTTCTACTTAATCTTCTTCAGGGATTCCTGAATGGCCTCCCAATTAGCATTGATTTCAGCAGCAGACATATTATTAATCTGTTCCTTGGTGTACGTCTTCGCACCAGGAGCCTTTGTTATAGGTCTGTCGCCTTTCAATTTGTTGTCAACATCTTCCTGTACAGCCTGGCTGAAAGCCTTCTCTACAGCATCTATTGAAGCCTTACAGGAGTCAGCATCTGTGAGGTTAAGAAGATCCACCAAACTCTTTGGTAAATTCTTCTGCTCAAGCATTTCCAATGCCTGGTTCTTTAACTCTCTTCTGGTGATTTCTGCTTCTCTTTTTTCGAGTTCCTTTACTCTCTTTTCAAACTCATAGGTTTTCTTCTGATCAGCATCCATCTTTGCTAACTTCTCGGCTTCTGATTGTTTGTCTGCCAGTTCCTTATCCCAGGCTTTCTTTGCCTTAGCGAGGCGTCCCTCGATAATGTCATTAAGTTCCTCCTGAGTAAAAGTACGGCTGGCACCTGTACTTTCCTTTGGTTCAGGGGTTTTAGCACCCTTGTCCTTAGTTTCTTCAGTCTTTGCTGGTTCATTTTGCTCACTCTGAGCTGATGGGTCTGTACCACCTGTTTCAACAGGAAAATACATTTTGTTTTTTAACATTTTTTCTTTACCTCCATTTAACGTCCGTACGACAACCTCCAGTGATCATTGCTCAGGAGTCAGGCAATAAAAAACATTACCGTTTAAACAGTAATGCAATTTACTCAAGTTCATTTTCAGCAAGTGATACCTGGTACTCAGCGATAGTCGAGTTGAACCAGAGTTTTACCCCTTCTATAACTTTTTCAGCTATTTCCATCTCGATTTTGCTTAAGATACTTTCATCATCACAGATATCACAATATGCATCCAGATTAGCATCAAAACTGTCGAAATCTTCCTTTAACCGGTTTAATACATCAATCTGTTTCTTATGCTCTTCAGAAAGATCTTCATATCTGTATCCTTCCTTCTCGCATGTTCTTACGAAATTCATATTTTTCTCCTTTCCATAAAAAAGCGCCACAATACGTGACGTTTTCAAGTGTTACTTTTTCCTTTTTTTATTTCCCTTGCCGTGTTTTTGCCCTATTATTCTCAACTTTTGTAGTTCAGCAACAAAATCTATATGTTTTGTTGCTGGAGTTTCAAAACTGAAATACGTCTTCCCATTATAGTTACTAACTGCAAAATTACCTAAATTAATAATATTCATACCAATTAGAATATCAAAACCCTGTGACCCTATTTCAGAATCATTAACAACTATATCCTTCACCTGAACATTATTAGGTAATAAAACACTTACCAAATACTGATTTTTAGTTGCTTCACCACTTGGCGTTCTTATCAATGTTTTACCAGTAGATATGAGATTAAGTTCTTTTACAACATTTGTTGAAATACATGTATGAGTTGCTCCAGTATCCCACAATGCTTTTACTTTTAAACTTTTATCATTACAATATATTGTAACTTCATTAGTCAACTGATTAACTAGCCCTGTGTTTTTTGTTACAAAAGAAGAAATAATATGATCCATTATATGTACAATGAGGAAATATAATTAGTATACACTCGTTCATCTTGGCCACATTGTTGAACTATAAAACTACCGAGTTCATTTGTTTTGGCAGTTTCTCTGACACATTCAGCATAAGTGGCGTAACTTCCTAAAACAGTTTGATTTTTTATAGCTATATATTGATTGCCATATTTTTCGTAAAGCATCTTCAAGTTCTTTACATACCACTCAAAATCTTTGCTCTGCATTTCCTACTCTCCCTTATAACAAAATATATCACAAAAAGAAATAAAAAGGCTAGATTTCATATCTAACCTTCTCGATGCTTAATACCATATTTCCGTAGCTTCTTTAGGAAGAGTTTCAAGTTTAGCCAATCTTAATAGTTTATTTTTGGCATGAATAAGATAACCACTTGCTCTAGAACCATGATCATCTACTTCACCAGTTTCTAGGTTAACAGTGACTTTATACTTCTTGCCTTGAGCTTCAGGATAATAATCAGCTTCGATATAGCTATCTTTTCTTAAGATGTTTTTCAAGACGAGCATAATACTTATCTGCCTCCTCAGAATAATTATACACCATGGATGCTTTGATGTGTGCATCATAATGTGAAATATTCGGGTTTTCTTCTTTTAGTTTCATTTCTAATAGTTCATGATTTATTAAGGTTATATCGTGTTTTTTTATTTTATTTGTTCCTTTGTTAATCAAGAGTCTCTGCCAGCTTTGAGCAATTCTGGCATCTTCATCAAACCTTCTCCATTCACCAGTGTCTTCATCATATAATGATTGTTTAATAAATAAATAATCTTTTATCTTCTGGATTTCTTCAACTGAATAACCAGTATTATCTGCAATTTTAGATACATCATTTTTCATGTGTCGGATTTCTTCATAATACTGTTTGGCAAATGCCTCTGCCTCTTTACTGTCAGGGTTGGTAATTCTAGCTCCTGTAATTCTTTTCTTTCTCCCTTTTTCTACATCTTCCCACTTTCTTATCTGTTTTTTCCCATACTTTTCCTCTAATCCTTCTCTCCACTCTTTATATGTAGTACTAGCCGGAACAATGTAGTTTTTACCAGTTTTGGGATCTCTGGCCCTGCGTTTCATACTCTTTAGTTCTTCCGGATTCTCAGACTCAACAGTGGTGGTTCTACACCAAGGATGGAAAGGAGGATAGTTTTCTCCAACTTGTTTGTCCTTAAGCAGGAATATCTTGCCATCCATTTCCTGACAGATTTCTGACGTTCTTAAGTCTAAAGTTGCTACGATCATGTAGTGGGTTATCCCTGCTTCTTCATAAGCATCTGCATCCATTTCGTTTGCAATGTAAGCCGATTCAGTTCTGACAAGTCTCCTTGCCTGGCTATATCCAACCTGATAACGTTCCATAATAGATTTACTGGCTTCATCTTCAGTTCTTCCAGTAAGAAAATTAAGCATCAGTTCATCTTTTACTGTTTCTGCCAGATGTTGAGTATTACTCCAGATTCTATCTGAAAAACTACTTCCTGCCCACTTTCTTTTAAGTAGCTTGTCTACTTTCTTAGGATCCAATGCATTAAAAGAGAATGCAGCACCGGTACGTGCCTGTATGTCATACATAGTCTCGTAATAGGACTCATTTGCAACGTTTTTAAGCAGCTTTTCAGTTCGTCTGATATCTTGCTTGTATATCATTGAAACGTTGTCATCAATTAAATCCTGTGCTTCCTGTAGTCTTCTGATACGTGAAGCATACGCAGGCGATTCCAGTTCAGCTATGAATCTATCCTTTTCATCGCTTTTAGGCATTGCCTTGATTTTATTAATCAAAGCATTGATATCGTCTTTGTTTTTTACTGTGTTTAACAGTTGTTTAGCCTCTTTATCGGTAAGATGATGTTCTGTCTTAAAGCGGTTGTAGATGCCAGAGATTTTTTCCTGAATGTATGCTGAAGAAGATGCATAATATTTCGCCATCTGTTTGGCAACTATTTCAGCTTCTTCCATCAGTTCCCACATTTGATCGTCTTTGCGCTTAAGCCAGTATCTTTGCTCCTTCGTAAGCTTCTTCATTTACTTCATCCTCATCGGCTCTATTATTGGCTGTTGCCCTAAATAATTCCTGCTGACGTTCTATATTCTCCCGTTTTTCTTCTTTAAGCGCTTCTATCTCACCGTCAGGATCTTCCACAAACGGTAACTGACTTATAAGCGTCTTCTGCGATACTCTGCCATCTAAGTTTGCTACTATCTGTGACAGCTCTAACATGTTTTTCGGAAGAGAACGCTTGAAGGTAACAATAATAGAGGTTGGATTAATAGCAAAATTCTTAAGGTTAAGATAGTTACAGTAAAGTCTTATCCTCTTCTTCAAGCCTTGCTGATAATAGCGTGATTTTGTTTTTGTTATCATTTCCAAGCCAAGAAGTTTATACTCCATAGCAACACCAGAAGTATTCCCTGCAAAGTTTTCATCCGATAAATCAGGGACGTGTGAGAAAGTATAAATATCATGCTTAATGGCTTTTCTAAGTACTTCTACACCGTTTTCATCAAATGTCCTGGTAATATATTCAGCTTTGGATCCTTCCGGTAATTCAAGTAATCTTTGTTCTTTTAACGTTTTCATGGCCTCAGATGTCTCTTCGTC